TTTTAAAAACAAAGCATTGACAGGGTCGTTTTTAGCTAACATTTTAAAAAGTCTTTTATCTTCGTCTAAACCTAATTTACCAATTTCAAAATCTTTTAGATCGCCCATATATTCTTGAGCCATTTCTCTTAATTTGGTGGTTGGTATCATTCTTGGGTTACCCATGGCATCAGCTTCATTTTTCAGTTGTTTGAAACCTTCATCAATCAAATTCATATACTGTATGTAGTTGTTATCTATTACATCTAATGCTTCATATCCTAATATGCGAGCTGTGGTTACAGGTGCAAAGTTTTCTGCAAACTCAAACATTGCTTCACCAACTTTTTTTTCTTGTGGTGCTCTTTGTTTTTTACCAACTACTGCAACACCTGGCATGATACCAAGAGTTTCAAAATACGTTTTAATAAAGTTACCGAAGATACCACCTTCTTTTGCAGCTTGACCTAAATTTAAATTAATACCATATTTTTTTGCTAGCTCACCAACTTCTTTTGATTCTGGTGTACCTGTTGATGTAAGTTTCTTTGCAAAAGCTTTAGCTGTGATACCTGCCATTTCAGCAAAAGCATTCATACCACCTGCCCACATTAAAGAATTTTTAGCTGCCTCCATTGCATTTGCTAGTGTTCTTTGTACTGGAGGTAATTTATCTTTTTCATTCTCAGCCACATCAGCTAAATCATATTGAACACCAACTGCAAAATCTTTTTGTAAATTATTTACTGTATCAAAAGCAGTAGAACCTGCAGCTGCTCCCAAAGCTCCACCAGTAATAGATTTTAATTCTGTTTTTGTAGCTTGTGTTGCACCATATTTTAAGAAATCATCAGTTTTTCTAACTGCATTTCCCAGTGTACCTACAGTTCTAGCAAACATTTTTCCTAACATTCCAAAACGTTTTACCATAGGTATTTTGTTTAATTTAGCCGCTAAGTCAGCTGTTTTATTTACAAAACCATTTCTATAATTTACACCAAATTGTCTACTTGTTTCTGGATTAAAAGCATCAATAAGCTTTTGTCTATCCATAATATAGGGTATAAAAGAGCCAGCAACATCTCCAAAAGTTTCAAAGCTAGCTTTTTCTGTCATTACTGTGCCAACACCAGGTATTGTAACACCTGGAACTGTTTCTTCTTCCTGCTGTATACCTTCAGCAATATCTTTTTGTGCAGATTGTCTAACGCTTTGATATTGATTTATACCAGAAAAATTTTGTAAAACACCAGATTGAAAAGCTGAGTCTATCGCCATTAACTGTTCATCATTATATTGAGCAGGATCAAACTCAAAATCATCAAAAGATTTTTGTAGCTGTTTTAGTTTCACTGAATTACCCCTGTGTTTTTAAGTGCATCGGTTGCATCTTCTTTCGATAAGCTTTGACCCCTTAATTGTAATCCCTTAGCTTGAGACTCAATGACCCACTCATTATCTTTAAACATTAAAGGAATTACACTTTCGTCACCACCATTTGATAGATATCTCTCAAATTCAGTATTCATAACTGTTCTCATTTCATCTCCAAAACTTTCATAGTTTTTAAGAACAAGTCCTCTGTCACCAAAGATTGGGAATATCTGTGTTCTCTCTGCTGCGTTTTTAATATCACTAACGGCAAGTCTATCACCACCCTTATTTGCGTGTGCAACTAAATACTTCATACGTTGTTCAATAATAAGAAGTTCAGCCAAAGCTCTTTTCTTTTCAGCAAAGTCAGATGCTTTATCGTCAAGTTTAAATTTTCTTGCCATCTTATTTATATAACCTTCTGACTGAACCATTTTCATATCTTCGTTATACATTCTTATTACTGCCTCTGAATTTTTTCGCTCCCAATCTTTACCATATAATTTTTCTAAATCAGCTGCGGTTTTTGCTGCTTCTGCTGCATCTAACCCATCACCTACAGTCAAAGACCCCAAGCTTTTTACAAAATTATTATTGACTTGATTAAAATCTAAATATTCATTACCTTGTCTTCCTGTGACATAATCATTTGCATTTGTGCCACCAAGTGCTCTTGACAATTTTGGACCAACACCAGGCACTTGCGATAGAGTATCTGTTAATTTTCCATACAATACTTGCAGTTCACCACTTAAACCAATCATATCTGTGCCATGTTTTCTAACTATTTCTTTTACTGTTCTTGAATAACGCATGGCTTCAGCAGCGTTTTTCATTCTATTCAAACTTTTAGCTTGAAGTGTTGGGTTATTTTGCACTTCTCTTAATTTGTCAACCATAACAGGTAAGCCGTCTTTATCTAAATAAGGTATAAGACCTCTTTTTAAAACTCCGTTTTCTTCATAGTCTCCATATATCATAGGGTCCTTGTTTTTATTGAAATATACAGTGGCTCCACGTCTACCAAGAAAAGCATTAGGATCTTCAATTAAATATTTTTTACCTTTACCATCAGCTTGTGTTAATTCTCTCATACGTTTTACCCTAGCTTCTTCTGCTTTCGCATTTAATTGTTTAGAGAGTTTGTCTAATTCAAAAGCGTTTTGAGCTGCTTGTTTTTCATCTTGATATTGTCTTTCTTCTATTTGTTGAGCAAGACCTAATTTTGATACAAATATATTTTTATCATTAGCAGCTGTAGTAGCATCAAAAGCTTTTTCATAATCCATGTATTTTTCAGCCATAACTCTAGCATTGGCTTTTTCATTTTGATCAATAGCCATGATATCATCAGCTAAAGCAGAAGAGGATCTACCTAACACATCAAAAAAACCAGACATACCAGTTTGTGATGTTTTTGCACTCATCATCCGCATAGCCCATTTGAATATTGCCATATCTCTATAATTATTTGTACCATCGTCTCCAGTCATCTCTTGATACGTTTTTTTATATTCATCAAAAGATTGTTTTTTTCTTTCATCCAGTTTACTTTCATAATCAGCTATTAAAGCAGCTGAACTCATCATATCTTTATTTTGTTCTTCAGCTATGGTTGCTGCTGTTCCCAGTGATGATTCACCTGTATTTAATTTTATTTCTCGCAATGGTCGAGCATTCGCTCTTGCGAAATCTTCATCAAATATTACCTGTGTTTCCCTCGCAAGCCCGCCTTGTTCACCACCTATTATTTCATTATATAGTTCTGGATCTTCATTTCTTCTAATCACATCACTGATTGAAACATCTTGTTTGTCTTTTTGTATTTGATCTGACGCTTCTCCATATAATTTGTTTATATTTTCACTGTTTACAAGTAGTTGCTTTTGATCAGGTTGAGAAACTGTAGCTTCTGCTTCACTAACTATGTTTTGCTCAGTTGCATCTTTAGTTGAGTCATCAATTATTTGTTCTTCGTCTTCTGGAGTTGGTGGAGATAAACCTAATTCTGTTGCTGTTTTTGGTTTACTTGGGTCAAACATTTCTTGACCTTCAGCATTCTCTGGTAACATCATATAACCAGCAGCTATTGGAATTTCTGACAATAAAGGATTTTTCTTAACAAATTCAGGAGTTATTTCACCTGCTAGTTTTGTAATACCAGTCTTACCTGCAGATCCTTTAGCTAATGATTTAGGATTTCTTTCGACCATCCCCATTGGTTCATTTAATCTTCTAAAACCTCTACTGTACAAATATGCTCCTGGTCGCAAAAAAGGCACTGATGCAGCTGTTTCTAAACCACTACCAAGAGCCTCTATACCTCTAGCTTTTGCTCCCTCAACATCACCTTCCATAAAATCACTTGCAGCCATAGCTGTATCACCAACAGTTTTACCACCATAAAAAATACCATAAGGCACAGAAGCTGCTGATAGTGTTCTACCTATACCTTGACCAATTGGTGATTTTTCGATTGCTTTACCCGCTCGTTTTGCAAGTCTTGCAGCTGGAGACTGACCTACTCTACCTGCAAGTTCAGCACCTCTTTGCATCACTGGTTGTGCTGCTTGTCTAAGACCCATAGCATACGGAGATAAGTAAGGTGCAATTCTAGCACCTAGTTGCAGAAGAGGATTTATGAACATACCAGCCATATGTCCTGGCACCTGTTTCGTGGCTATTTGATATTTGTGCCTGAACAATTTTCTTTTTAAAGTTTTGCTCATTATTTACTTCCTGATATACCTGTGCCACCAAGAAGGTCAAAAGCTTTATAAGCTCCCACTCCTGCTCCAACAGCTTGAGCAAATGGATTCACACCAGGACCTGTACCAGCTGTGACTTGTGAAGCAGCAGTTGGTAAGGCAGTCATGATACCTTTTTGAAATTCAATTCTTTGGAAAGGCTCATAGGCTCTAGCTACTTCTGTTTGCCTTTCAGCAGTTAGTGCTCTTTGCGCAATATCTCTTTGTATAGCACCTGCTTGTAGTTGGCTTTGAATATCTCGTTGTTGCATTTGTTGTTGTTGTGTGGCTAAATCAGCAAACCCTCTTGCTTGATTTAATAAAGCTTGTTGTTGAAAACCTTGTTGTTGTTGAGCAGCTCCTAATGCAGCTTGAAAACCCTGACCTCTAAGTTGACCTATTTGTGATAGTCTACCACGTTCTTGTTCCGCAAGTTGAATTCCTTCACGTCCACCACCAAAAGCTCCTGCTTGTATTGCCTGAGCTGCTACTTGTTGGTCTTTCATCTGTGCTTGTCTGTTTATCTCATCTATAGTGTAACGTTCATACGGATTAAAAAAGGCTTCTATATCAGGTCCTTGCAAAGCTTGAATACCTGCTTGTTCTAAAGCTTCAGCCCCTTGTTGCAAAGCTGGTAATCCAACACCTGTTGTTTGAGCAATATTAAAACCTTGTTGTTCTAGGGGTGAAGGAGCAGCTGTTTCATACCTTGGAATAGCAATAGGTATCTTAGATAATTCAATAGCCTCATCATACAAAGCTAATTTACGAGCTTCTATTTCAGGAGCTTCCCTTGATATTTGCGTTTGCACTGCAGGAACAGAAGGAGCTGCAGGTACACTTCCGCCGCCTCCGCCTTTTTTATATTCTCGTAAACCTGTACATTCGTTAATAGTTCCAGAACCACCGGCAAGTTTTAATAACTTAGCTTCATCTTTGTTAATATGAGCAAGTTCTGTGTCTCCATCGGTGCCTTTACTCGCTAAATCTTTATACAAAAGATTTAGTAACCAAATTTTTATTTTATTGGGTATAATTTTAAGCAAAAAATTCATAAGTATATCCTGATAATTTCATAGTCATATTTTGTTTTTTCATAACTTTCATCCACCCTTTTCTTCCAAAACACTCTACTGTATCTAAACCTAAACTTCTTGCATATTCTTTCATAAAATCCTCAATTTGTTTTAAATATCTACAAACCTTAGTGCCTCCAACAAATAGAAAACACAAAACCTCTTTTGCTGGATAGTATACTTTTTGTGTAACTACCACAGCTGTAATTTTTTTGTCATGGATTATAAGGAACATGGTCATTGTTCCTTGTTTTAAGAGATTGTATGTAGTTTCAAGAGTATGTCGACCATCAGTGTCCTCTAATAAACCCTTAAGCCACCCTTTAACTTTATCCCAAAAAACATCCACACATTCTACACTAACTTGTTTTATCTCCATCGTTTACAATGTCGTAAATTCTTTTCAATTGATCTTGTTGATTATAAAAAAACTTAGCTCCTTTACTTCTCATGTCTTTCATATCTTTGGGATTTGCCCCTGCCATGATACCCGCACCTAATATTGCATCAGCACGAGAAACAAATTCTCCATCTGCTAGTTGTGCTAACATAGTATCTTCATCTTTATCTCCGTTACCAGAACCATCTTCTACATATCCCATAGCTCGAACATAGTTAGTTGCATCATTTTCATCATGATCTGATTTACTTGGTAGGTAGTTCACGCCACCCTCTCTGTATCTAGGAATAGCATCAACTATGCCACCTTCTGCTAGTTGGTATCTTGGTGTTTGAAAATCATATAAGGCTTGTTGTTGTCCTGCTGGCTCATCTGCATAGACTGCTCTCTCTCCAATACCTTGTAAGTTATCTCTTGCTCTACCATAAGCTTCAGCATAAGCCTCTTCACTATAAGGTGAGGCCATCTCCATTTGTTCAGCCATACTTGGTGGAGTAGCCGATAAAGAACCTGCTAATTGTCCTGCTGTTGTTCCAATACCTATTGATTGTAACGTTGATAGAGGTGCTCTAGCTGCACCTTGTGCCGCTATATTTGCTGCTGCTTGTTGTGCAGCTTTTGTAGAACCTG